CACTCCCCGGCCACCATGTCATCCTCGGTGAACACACCGACACTGACATCCATGGGCTTGCCCTTCTTGAGGTGGGCCAGTGCCTCGGGCGCAATCCGGGAAATGAGTTCTGGATCAATCCAAGCCTCAGCCCGGAGCTTGCCATCGTCCAAGTGGGTGTTGAAGACCCGACCCACGACCTGCTTGTCCAGGACCGATGGCTGGTTGCAGGACACCGGGGTGCCATCATTGTCGACCGGGTGCTGGATAGCCACCGGAATCCCGTCCCAGGAGGCCGGGAAGCGGCCCAACTCGGCAGCATCGTGAAACAGTGGACCATGGGAGCCAGCGTGGACGCCAGATGTCATCATGACCACGGGTAAGACAAAATGTTTCTTGCCACCGAGTGTCTCTTCCCGAATGGTATAGTTCTGTGCCAGTAGGCCGTAATGTTCCATGTTTTCCTCCTGAGTTTTCACTTCCTTCCACTGGCCATGGCAGATGGCTGCCCGCTGATCGTTCTCGGGGTACTCGTCATTCATGGCCGAGTCCCCCATACAACGGGAAATGAAATCATTTTGTTTCTCACCTGACTGTGGCTTGGGGATTGGCATCAGCAATATCCGTACGATTTCCTGACCGATGGGGTGGCGTTCTTGAGCCATCTTGGAATAGGGGATTTTCTTTTAGATTCGACAACCGACTTATGAATTTCTCCAGACGAACCACACGAGTCCCGGTCCGGGCACTCGGTACAGAACAGATCAAGGTATCTGCATGTCTCTGGGGTCAAGCTGCCCATTCAACCTCCCAAAAAGAAAAGCCGGGTCCCATTGTTGGGGACCGGCCTCGGTTCTTCCGATGATCCTGTGGTCTTGGCCCTGCTATGTCAATCGGCCTGGGTTCTTCCCATAGCCTTCAAACTTATAATAAAATGTTCTCCGAAAAACACCTAAGATTATTTTTTGTTGTTCTTTCCATTGCCATTGCCTCCAGGTGGTAGGAGTTTCTCGTTTTTGTTTGCAAGCACGAGCTTCCCGGCCTCGTACCGGGAAATGACCTCGCCGTAGCGCTTGTTGTCCACCATGTCACGGTGGTTCTGGAGCAGGAATTGTTCGTCTGGGGTGAGGAGGGTCATTGGTTAGCCTGCTGAGTTTGTTTTCTTTCTTTTCTTTCTTTTCTTTCCTTAGCTCTTTTTCTTAATTTTTCTCTGGTTTCTTCGGATACAATATGTCCCATATTTCGCTCACTCATTTTTTGACGAGATTCAAGAGAGTGTTTCTTTCCGAGATTAGCGGCTCTTAATTTTTTATTTAGTCTCTTCGGTTAAAACTGCTCCTTTTCTTGGTGATGGCTTACCTTTATGACCTTCGCTGTTTTTCCTTTTGGCCTCTTCTGTCTGAGGAATACCCTTATTCCATGCAATTTGACCAAGATGAGCAAGACGATTCTTTTGCTTTGCTTCTTCGGTATGTTTTGCCCCAGAACGAGAGCATCTTCCCCCAGGAAGAGCCTCATTTCTAATTTTTTCTTTTGTCTCATCAGTATGAATAATGAAATGTTTCCCAATATTGGCAAGACTAAGTTTTCTACGATGCTCCTTAGAAATGGATTTGCCACGATGAGATTGGCTCATTTTTTGTCGAGTTTCTTTTGTATGTTTAGAACCTTGTTTAGCCCTTCTTATTCTTTCTCTTATTTCCAAAGATAGATTTACCCCTCCATCACCCCCATCAGTCCCATTTGCTAAACAACCAGTGCCTAAGTCTATCCTACCATATTCCTTAATAGCCTCTATTTCGAGTTCGAATGCCTCTTGTTCTGTTAATCCATCAATAAAAATATCCTCGACAAAATCTAATCCTCGTCTCCAGAGCTTATGAATAACTCTAATTTTTATTGTTTTTCTTCCTGGTTTATGCAATAGAGTAAGTGCTTCTTTTCTGTGGTCACTGGATCTGCCATTACTTCCTTTGCCGATATAAAAAGGTTGACCAAGATCTGGGTCTAGAAAGTCGACTTTATCTGGCCGACGGAGATAGTAAAGATAGAATTTATGTTTACTTTGAGTCATTTTTTCTCCATTGGTACGATGAGCCATGCGCAACGGCAGTGGGGGTGAACAGGCAGTATATTCCAGGCTTCAGCTATAGAATATCTCTTACCTTGAAGGCCGACACAAACCGGGCAGACATTGAACCCGGCATTGACAAACTCAACTTCTGCTGTGACCCCAGCAGCCCCCCATTGCAATGCCTCTTGAAGGGTTCCATAAGCATGAGCACGAATAATTTCTGTACGGGCTAACATTCTAGCCCTTCTTTCTGCTGGGATAAATCTTCCAAGAGAGTCAAAAATTCCAAATTCAGAAGCACCCTTGCCATCAATCGTAGCCAGAATCTTCTTAGCTAATGGAATGGGATTATCACCATCTGCTAACCCCTGAGCCAATATTGCAGATATCTTAGAATCCATATCTTGTGTTATGTTTTTCAACTGATCGAATGCCCTGCTATAAGCAACTCCGACACGAGTTATATGAAACGGAGTCGACATACTGGCCACTATCCCACCCGTGCCCTCCAGGGCCGGGACCGGGTAGCCGGCCTTGCCCATCTCATAGCGGGCACGCTGGACACCCCTCTGATATGAATCTTTTACAAAAAGATCAGTCCAGGCCTCCTCGGTGGCCTGGCCGAACTGCGGGATGCGCATCGTCTCCAGGATACCCAGTTCCTCCTGCTTCCTGAGCCATTTCATGAATGCCTCTTTCTTGGCCTGGGTCGTGGGGAAGTCGAAGTTGCGGAAGGTCGGCGGCTCGGGGTCGGCAAACACCCTGAACCCGGCGGGATTGGTGAAGCCGAAGCAGTCACGGTCAACAACGGCCGTCCGGATGGCGGCCTTCAGCTTGTTGAACCGCTTCCGGATTTCCCGCTCGAAGCTGTCCCTCAGCACCTGTGTCCGGGTCGGGTCCACACGCTGGGCACGGACATGAATGGAGGGGTAGTTGGGGAGGAGGCGGGGCTGGGAGTGGGTGGAGATGTTAGCTCCAAGATCAATTTGTCTTATTTCGTTGACATTGGTCCATAACTCACCAGCACCGCTACGGCTTGGGATAATGTTATTCAATTCGGATCGATATTTATAAATTGACTCGACCCCAAATCTCTTTTGATATGCCTCTGCCTGTTTCCTATTGCCAAAAAACGAAACAACTTCTCCCTGTCCACCATGGGCTGGGCCAACACGATATAAATCTATTTGTTCCGGAAGATATTGAGATTTAAAATATTCGACCTGAAGAGCCCGTTGTAATAGTGGATTCCTCCTTGCTGTATTATATGCATGCTCTTTGGCATCGCCATCCGACCCCCTCGTCCATAGGTCGGAATGCCTGTTAAATATACCTACGTCGGCGTCATTGCTATCCAAATAGTTTTTTGCAGCTTCTACAGTCCATAATGACTTAACTATTCCTCCCCCAGAACAGAACCGCTCCTGCTCATCATGGCAGGGGTTGAAGTGGACGGCAGGCCGCTTCCTTCTGGAAAGGCGCTGGGTGGCGGTGAGGGTGATCATCTACTTGCTATTCCCTGACCATATTCTTTCTCGGCCCACCATTGGGCCTTGACCAAATCAAGATCATAATCATAGCATAAATGAAGCCATGGGGGTAGTCCCCAAGTCTTGCATTTAGGACAATAAAAATCTTTCTGTTTCTTGCTCACTTTCTCAAACTCTCCTCATAGGCCAGGAACCGGAGCTGCTCGTCGTAAAGAGGAGCATCCTCAAGCCGGACGCCGATCTTCCTAATGAGTCTGGCCTTCTCCCGTTCCCGGCGCTCACGCAGGCGGCGGTGGGTAATATGGTTGGGTTTGAGTTGGAGTATGGTCATTCTGTCTCAGGTTCTTCTTTTTCGTCCGCAGGCTTCACCCCACCCTCCGGAATCTCTGGCCCCTCAGGCAGTTCCGCCTCTTCCTTCTTTGCATCAGCAAGGGCCTGCGCCAACTCCTCCTCGATGAGCTCAATCTGCTCATCGTCCAGGGCCAGGCCGACCCGGTAGAACGACTTGGCCGGGATCACGGACGGAGCGCCAGGGCTGGAGGCATACTTGGCAATGGCCTCAGTCCTGCGCACCCCGATCTCGACCTTCTCCTTCTCGGACATGGCGAACAGGTCGAGCCACCGGATGGAGTAGCCACCCTCCCCAGCCTCGGGCAGGATTTTCCAACCGATGAGCCGGTCAACGAACGGCCTGATGATGGAGGGTTCGGCAAACTCTTCACGCCGACCCTGGATGGTGGCCTGCCAGCTCTCGTTGTCCTGGGAACTGGCCAATTCCCCCCTCTCAGACCCGGTCAGAATGCGTTTGGGGATCTGGGTTTCGGCGGAGATGAGCTGGATCTGGGTGTCGATGTGGCCCTGGGGGTCGACCACCTGCTGGGCCAGGGATTCCAGCTTGCCGCCCTGCAACTCCAAGATGCGGCGCAGGTTGTGCTCATACTCGTCGAACACGTCGATCAAGGTATCCCGCATGGTCTGGGTCATGTTGAACTCGGGATCCATGTTGAAGGCATAGCCGGGGCGGGCACCCCGCCAGAACATCTCGGCACTGCCGCCGGCGATCTTCTCCACATCCTTGAGACGGTTGAACACCGCCTCCAGCCTGGGGGTACCTTCAATATCGGATTCCAGGGAACCGTCTGATACATGGATGACCCGGGAGTGGTGAACCTGAAGGGTGACCATGGCATTGGACAGCAGGTCAGTATTGGTCAACTGGTACAGGTTGGGTAGTCCGTAGCGGGGGTTGGAAGTGTCTGTCTCATATTGGAGGATCATGGCGTGACCCTCACCATAGGGCCGAACATAGAGTAGGTCGTGCTTGACCCCTTGTACTGGCTGCATCTGGTCGGTGACGGTCTTAGCATCGGACAGACCCAGGAACAGCACCCCGTAGCGGCCCAGACCGGTCAGGCGGTCGAGACGGGCAAACACCGAGCGGAGTGATAGCTTGTCATACAACTCGGCCCAAGCCTTTTCGAGTTTGGTCTCGGTGTCGTCGTCCGATTCCAGCAGATCGAAGCCGCCCCGCCAGGTGGCCGACACGGGACGATCGATGACCGCCTTGGCCAGCTCCTGTCTTTCATACTGGGCCACAAAGTCCTCATACTTGAGTTGGGTGCTGTAGCCCAGAGCGGTGTACAGATTGCGGTCACCGCCGTAATCATATCCGAGCTTCTGGAACATCATGGCCCGGGAGACGAGGGCAGAGAGGATTTGGAGTTGGTTGTCTGACTTGGCGGTTATCGGGATAGCTTTGGACTTTTGGGTCATAGGTATTCCCCTGGCCAGGGTGATTTACCTATATAATAAAATGAATGACCTTGGAAACCTAAGATTATTTTTTGAGGCCATATAACGGTCCAGATTGACAAGTTTGATGAAAAATCAAGACAAAATCAATGGATTCCTGATTATGTAACTTATTAATATTATTATTTATAAAAATTATTAATTGGCTTCTCTGATTTATAACATATTGATTTTATTAATAAAATAAGACAGGGCAAAATCAACAGACTCTATATAATTACTCACCTTTGAAAAAATCGCCCCTTATACAACGTCTAATAAGGTCAGAATAATTGTTTAAGGCCGAAAATTTTGACAAAGGAAAGGCCCCGGGCTTGGGCCGGGGCCTTGGGGATTCACTTCCTAACCATGGTTTTCTTTGGACCCGTGGCTCAATCACCTTATCCCTGATGGACCTTGCCCAGGAACTCCTCGGCATAGGGCACCCGAACGGACAACCCTTCGATGGTCCGCCAGGCCACGTATAGGTCCTTCAAGAACATCTTGATCATGTACCGCTTGGCAGCGTTGTCCCGATGTCCCTTGCTGACCGCCTGCCATTCCTTGCCCTCATCCTTGTTGCCGATGCTGGCCACGGGATTCTGTTCCTGTTCCAGCCTGGCCTTATACGGATAGTAGTAGTCCAGGGCATAGGAGGACTGGCACTTGACAAAGCCAGGGGCCAGGACGCCCACCAGGGCGGTGCGGAGGTTCTTGTTGTATGGTAGGATGAAACCGGGGGTCGGTCTGTCACCCCTGACCAGTTTGTCGGTCTGCACCACGTAATATTCTTCCTTACCGTTCTCGTCCAGGGTGATCCTGACCTTGGCTCCCATCTCCGGCTTGTAGTCCTTGACCTCGACCCTGATCTTGCCCCGGACCAAGCCGGGGTTCAAACCGGCGTACTGCCACATCTTCGATACCGTGGTGGCTTCGTGGATGTCGAAACTGCCCAGGATGTGGCCCCCGGCAATGGCCGCCACGCCCTTGACCTTGGATAGCCACTCATTCCAGATGGGAAGCCGCTTCAGGGTTTGAGCCAGCATCTTCTCCACGGCCTTCTCTTGGCGCCGGGCCTCAAGGGCAATGATGGAGAAGTTCTCCTTGTCAATATCGGAAAAGACCCGGTCCTGCTTGAGGTTTTGCTTCTTGCCATCGGCCTTGACCCCGAGCCGGGAGTCCATGGCCTTCCGCATGGCCTGAAAATCTTCCCTTGCCCTGACATACATCCTGATCGCCAACTGTTCGTTCGTCTTCATTACAGGGGTTCTCCTTTTAAGAGTTAGTTGCGCTTTCCAGAATTGGTTTTCATAACATCCTTGGCTCGCTTTGCCATAATGTATTCATTTTCAAGGGCGACTCGCTCTTTTTTTATGGTTTGTTTTAATGATTTGGTTCGCTTGCACCCCATGGTTTTCTTCATGGTTTTTGACTCTCATTTATATTATAGCCGAAATCAGAATTTTGTGGCTCGCTTGGAGCCTCTGGTTTTCTTATGGCAAGTGGCTCGCTTTTAGGGTGTGGTTTTCTTTGGTGGCTTGGCTCGCTTCTGGGTTTTGATTTTCTTTACAAACCTGGCTCGCTTCCCTATCCTGGTTTCCTTTTTCCCCTCGGCCCAAAATCCTACGCCTCCAACCCGACCTCCAACCCAGCAGCCGTCTCCCCTTTGGCGAAGAACCCATCCAATGCCTCCTTGAGGTCGGCCAGGGCCTTGAGGTTGACATCGCTGTAGACTACCAGGTCGTTCTTGATGAACCAGGAAATCTGATTGGCCAGCTGGGACAGTGGCAGGCCGAGTACATGGTCGGCGTGCTCCTGCCATACCTTAGAAGATATCGTTCTGTCGGTGGGGATGTGGCGCTTTGCAGGTCTAAGCTCGATTGCCCCGTTCTCGTTCTCAACCTTGATCGTCCTGGTCTGCGGACCGATCCTCACCACGGATACCTGACCATCCTCAAAAGTCCAGGATTCCACCTTGCCGACGGTGCAGGCCCCGGCCTTGGCAATTTCCTCTTTGGTAGCCCCGTGGCGGAGCAACTCGACGGCAAACAGCTTGCAGGCCCAGCCGGACAAGGGATAGCCGTGCCGGGAGTTCTCGGAAAATGCCTCCAGGAGCAATTCCTTCTCACTGGAATAGGACTTGGCAATGACGGTGATGACATGGTTCGGGCCGTAGTGCTTGAACATGGCCTTGGTCCGGTGCATCCCGCTGACGACCCGGTTAGTGCCATCCTCCACGATGATCCTGGGGAGCTTCTCGCCGACCTGGTAGGCCCGGCGGAAGGTGTTGACGAACAGCTCGTTGATGCCGCCCCGGAGCTCTTCCAGTTTGGGGTCTATTACCAGGTCTGACAGCTTGATCTTGCGGGTTCTCATTGGTCTGTCTCCTTTATGGTTTGGTTGCGCTTTTCACAATTGGCTTCCTTATCTGACGTGGCTCGCTTGCCATGATTGGTTTGCTTACTGCTAGTGGCTCGCTTGGCGATCCTGGTTTACTTTTTAACAATGACTCGCTC